TGGAACATTCTATAAATCGAATAGCGGTTGTTCTGATGTTATTGAAATGTCTTTTGTTTCTTTTGGCTTACCATACATATAATTCATATACAATTGAATCGCTTTGAAGTTGCCCTCATCAATCATTAATTTTAGTTTCTTGATTGCTTCGTCTTTGTCAATATGTGCATTTAACATTTCTATTAATTGCATTTCTTCTGCCTTTGATTTTCTACCAGCAGTTTTGTGACCTCCGTTATTTTTTCTTCCATCCATAATTAAAAAAGATTATTATTAAATTTGTATCTACTTATATAATAAGATTACAACCCTATTTTATTAAAGAACTACAATAAGAAATACCTTTAAACAAATCCTCATCGTTTAAATAAAACCATTCTCCAAATGTTCTTTTATCTGAAAACAAAGAATGCAAATGATTTTCTAAATCAAAACAATTATCTTGTTTTGTTAAATAAATTAAATTAACACTACCTAAATGTGTTTTATAGTTTTTATATCTTTTTTTCCAATTTGAAGAATACCCTATTTTATAAATACCATTGTTCTCTATTATGTATAGATAATCTTGTTTTTTTATTGAATCAATTTCAGATAATTGTTTAGTTGCTTTTAGTTTAATAGCATCGTCTTTTAATATTTCGTTTATAAAATTAAAACAATGTTTTTGTATATCAGCAGTTAATCCAATACCTTTTTTTCTACCAGCACCCACTCTTGCACCTCCTCTTCTTTTTATATTACTCATATCAGCTTATCATTTAATTGTTCAATCCATTGCCTTAATCTCTTTTTATTGCAAGTACAAATTTCTGAATATTTATGGTCAAAGTATTTTGCGTGTAATCTACACATTGTTTTAAAATCTTCGTTACTCATCTTGGAAGTAATTCTTTGTTTTACTCCATTCCAGATTAATCTATCTTCTACCATAATTCAATATCGTTTAAGTTTTCTTGTCTTTTATCACAACCACAATCTTCGCCCCATATCTTTTTTACTATCCATTTGATACCAGTATAATATGTAATGCGTTCAATTAAATCTCCTAATTTCATTACTCTAAAATCTTTTTGGTTAATTTGGCTTTTGTCTTTCTGTATGTGTTATACAAAGAATGGTATGTAATGCTGGTTTTGTTTGATAGTTCTGTAATTGAGTATTCGTTCTGAATAAGGTTAAACACTTTCTTATCGTACCAATGCAAATCTTCTAATTCTTTTGTTAGCGTTTCATCTGCTAAATCATAATCAATATATTCTTGTGATTCTAAATCTAAAACCAAATCTAAAGATACTTTGTTTTCTTTTTTCTTCTTGTTATACATTTGTAAGAATGAAGTTCGTAGTGTTAAATATATGTAGTAATAGTTTACATCATCTCCGTATGATATATTCAATCCCTTTTTCAGCATCTTTCCAATTATAAGATACATATTGCCAACAATATCTTCAGCTTCATCTTTGGTGCATCCAAACTTAATAACTGTATTTATCCACTTGTTATGTGATTCAAAAACCTTTTCTAACATATATAAAATTATTGTATAAATATACAAATAATAGTAAAAAAAGTTATAAACAAAAAAGAAAGTGATTCCAGAGTATAGCTACCCCAAAACCACTTTATATTATTAAATTTATACTATATGTTTTTGATTATTTTTGTAGATGAATATTTTTGTTTTTATGTATAATATTTTATCATATATATAATAAGTTTTTATGCCAAATTTACAAGATATACTATATTATTTTCTTATAGTTAAATCAATTACTATAAGTTTTTCTTATACTTGTATCTAATGTAACCATTCTCTAAATGCCTTGAATCAATCCATCCAGTAACTGGGTTCATTTTATAGTTGTTCTTTCTTTGTTGAACTTCTTTGTGCTGCATTCTTTTGAACTCTTCAAGTGTTTGTGATTCTTCCATATTTATTTTTTTACCAAGTTCCAGCTAATTGTCCAGAACATTCAATTACTTCATATTCATTTTTTGCTTTCCATTCCCAAGATTTAACTCGTAGTTTAACCAACTCCAATATCTCTGGTCTTCTTTCAAACTCTATGTTGCTAATAAACACTTCTAAAGCATCCATTCCTATTTTCTTTTGTCTTATATCAATATCTTTTATCTTTTCCTTAAAAGCTATCTTTTTACGTTTCTCCCTTTTAATACCCAATTCTTTTTGGTCTAAAAAGTACACATCGTAAAATTGTCTGAATCTTTTGAAACTTGCATAGTATGTTCCAATCTTTGTTAGTGCGTGATAGATTGATGCCCTATTTGTAATTCTTCCTTTTGATTCAAGGAATTCTGCAATCATTCTATCATTCATTAAGTTTAGTTCTTTTAATATCTTATAAAACAAACATCTTACATAAGCATCTTCTGGTCTTCTCTTTCTACTGTGCAAATCAAAATCAGTTAGCTTAATATAATTATCTAATAATTCATTTGCTATTTCTTCGTTGTAGTGTAATTTGTGCTTCATATTATTCAATCGTTTCTGCTCCATTTTCTGTTAGTATTTTATCTGATGTTTTAATCAGTTGTTCTTTATCTTGTGAATAAGCCATACAAACCTCTTGAATTTTTGTAAAGTCATTAAAATCGAACTTTGTTAATATCCATTTCACAAACTCTAATTTATTTGCAACCAGCTTATCTCCTAAATCTTTTTCATCAACCTCTTCAACTTTAGCAAAGTAGTTTGTTTCTATTTCAATCAAATCTTTTATCACTCTGTTAACGTGATTCTTTGTTTGATGTCTAAATAATCCAGATGCTTTTGCTTCCTCTAAAAAGTGTAGGTTTACAAATGATGTTATTATTGCTCCACTTACTTGTTCTATTTGTTTATTCGTCATAATTAAAACATTGTTATTTGATTGTTATTATTTTGCTTTGTGATACCAATAGCAGTTTCTAATATTGTTTTACCAGCTTCGTAATCAACAAGGTTTCTTGCCATTTTTTGTCTTGATTGTTTTCCTTTGTATTTTGTAAAGTCGTAATCGTGAAATTTAGACAAAACATTAATTAAATCTTTTGTTCTTCCTAAATCTGGATTTTTTCTATCACTTACAATATTAGGTAAATTAAAATTAGTCCAATACAAATGTCTGTTTCTTTCTTTTGCTGGAATTAATGGAGTGTAAAATGGTATTACATTCTCAACCACATACTTTCCATTAAAGTAATGCTCTAAAAAAATTATCTCTTGATATAGTTTCATATCTGGATATTTCATTTCTCTTTTTGTTTTCATAGATAAATTAAACCTACTATGAGTTGGACAAGGAGGGGAACTCCATATAAAATCAAATTCTTTATAATGGTCAAGTAAATATTGGTGTGCATCCGATACTATTACTGTATCATTAGGAAAACGTTCTTGATACAACATTGCAGCTTCTGGGTCAAGTTCAACCGCTGTTACTTCTATATCTGTTACTTCATCCCACTTGTATCTATTACCGCCTAAACAAGCGTATAAATTTAATATCTTCATAATTTAATATCTGTTTTGTTCGTATTTCTCTTCGTTGTAATATCTCTTTGTTAATTCAATTTCATTATCAAGTAAATTGTTTAGGTGCTTGTAAATAAAATTAGCACCTTCTTCTGTTAGTTGATACTCTTCTTCGCCAATCCAAATGTTTGTGTGTAGCACATCATCTTTTAAATGTAAATCAATTAGATGTTCATCAGTATCTAAATATAAAGTTACTTCATTTGGCAGTTGCTCATTGTACCAGCTATCTTCTGATTCAAATTCTGGTTGTATTATTTTAATTATGTTTTTTAGTTTACTATCCATTACATTTTGCTTTTTGTATTTCTAATTCTATATCGAACTTTAATAGTTTTAATTCGTTTTTTAAATAGGCATTGTTAGTTCTACCAATTAAATACTGTATTCTGTCAAATCTTTCTTCCATTATCTAAACATTACTATTATCATAACTGCTAACCAGAATGCGAAAAACATCCCCAACAATATCATCATAAAATTAAAAAACAATTCAATACCCTTTCTTAATATTTTATTTATCATATCTTAAATATTAAAAATTAAACTTACAACTGTTCTTGTAGTAAAATACCCTACAATAATAATTAATGATACTAAACAAATCTTTTCTGTTTGCTTTCCTATTCTTGCTGCTCTACTTAAATTTTTCATCTTGTTTGTTTTAGTTTACGAACATTTGCAAATTTCTCTTTTTGCTCAAGCTATTTAAAATATCTTTGTTTTAAATAATTATTCTGTACTCGATTTTGTTTGTTCGCTTATTTTAAAGGGAGATTTTACCCTCCCATTTTTTTTTATTTTAAAGAATCTAATTCTGTTTGTACTTTAGTCACAAAATTTAAAGAATATTTTAAGTGGTCTAATATAGTGTTAGCCATTAAATACTCAAAACTTGATTGTCCAAAAGTTTCGCTTGTATAATCTCTTTTGTCTTTGTCTAATGCAGCTACTAATTTTTCTTGTTTTTTAATAGCTCTTTGTAATTGTTTTAAATCTTTCATAATATTTTATTTTAGTTATTATCGTTAAGCAAATCTAATACTTATTTACTTATAAAAAAAACTTATTTACATTTATTTTTATTTAAGCAAAAAAAAGAGAAGCTAATTTGCTTCCCTTAATCTTTCAATTTCTCTTTCAAGATAATCTTTTGCCTTTAATAAATCTTGTAATTCATCTTTCTTTTTACCAGCCCTACATATATACTTCAATATGTTTCCTCTGGAGAAGTTAAGATTAAAATCGTTTATTACATCGATTACATCGTAATCTTTGCCGTTGTCATAATGTGTTTGTGTTGCTCTCATATTATATATTTAGTTACTAATTCTGTTTCGTTTATTAATTCATTTTGTTCTAAACAATAAGCCATAACTCTTGTTTGTCTTAATTTATTTTCTTGAAATACCATTTCATTTGTTGCATAACCTTTAAATTGATAATTAGGATATTCTTCACAAACAAAAAAAGCAAATAAATCTACATCGCATTTGTTATATTCTGGAATCATTAAAGGATATTGTTTTCTTGCAGTTTTAACATCAACTGTCATACCCATCCAAGTTGCATCATAGTCATCTGTCTTTTGTTTTTTAGATGTATTCTTTATTTCAAAATCTGGAAATAAGTTTTTTTCTCTGCAATATATATATTCAGCACCAAATCCTAAAATATTTAAGTCAACACCTCCCTTTTCAGCAACCCTACCAGAACCATTCCATCCAGTTTTTTCTTTGTTTAATTGCCTCATTTCAGAAACCAAAGATATTATCTTTTGTTCATTAACATCTAAACTATATATTTTTCCTATCTCCATAATTTATTTTTGTTTATCGTAGTTATAAATCTTGGTGTATAAATCCCAAATTGATTGATATGCATCTTGTAAATTAAATTCTTTGCCTTGCATATAATACTGTCCGCTATGCCCTCTTTGATACTTTACCTTATAGTTTGCACCAGTTGGTTCTAAAGTTATCACAAACCCCTTATTAAAGCAATATGATTGTGCTTTATGGTCGCAGTTCTTAAAAGGTTTTAGTTTCTTCTTAATCTTCGCCATCTATATTTTCCCAAAGTTCAATAAATTCCAATGCCTTTTGAACACCCAACGCTTCACAAGTTCTTTTTGATTCAACTAATTGCAACCAGTATTCGTAAATGTCATTTCTATCTCCAGTTGTAAAGTAATTATCCAAGCAACTTCTGTATGCTATTCGATGCATTTGATTACATTGTTTTTTATCATTCATATTTATAGGTTTAAATCGTAAAATTCTTTGTTCTCTAAATACTTATAATAGTTTTCAGTTGCTTTGTTCAACTTATCATATCCACCTTTTATAAAGTCATCATCAAATTGAAAGAACCCAACCTCTTTTGTTTTCTTATCTACAACCGCATACTTGAACTCAAAACATTCAAACAGTTCTAAATACAATGCAGCTTGTAAATCATATCCATATAATAAAGCAGCTTCTTCAAAAGTACTAATGTCGCTTGTCGTTTTTATATCGCATACAATACCAGCTAATAAAATATCTGCTTTACCTCTGAATGGTAAACCATTGTAATACCCAACCGCTGGAAGTTCAAACGATGCGTTTTTAACAAGTTCTTGATACTCTTCGTTATCCAACACCGCTTCTGCAATTTCTTGGCATCTGTTTAGTTCTGCTCTTGTATAAACTGATTGTGCTGGTTTCTCTTCAACTGCTAACTTGTATAGCTTACTTCCTTTTGTGCTATCAATAATTGTTAGTTCTTCTATTCTGTGCGGTTCTAAAGCCAATAAATGTATCAACCTACCATCTCGGAATGGTTGTGGTTCTTTTGCCTTTGCTGGTTTATTTAGTTCCCTTACATATGCTTCTGGCGATTCAATCAAACTTTTGCACATTGAACTACTCAAAGCGTTTTTTCCAAGATACCCATAGTAAAATGAATCATCCATCATTTTTTCAAGAATATCTTTTTCTTCAAATTCTTCTCCGTTTAAAAGTTTAATTGTTTTCATCTTATTTTAGTTTTTTTGCTTTTTTAATATTTAGTTCTGTTATCTCTTTCTTTACCCAAAAACGTTTTTTAAATTCTGTTGTGGCTGGAAGTGATTTAGTAAACCAATTCTGTTCAATGTCATTTAGGTTGAATAAATATATTCCGTTTGGTGTGCTATTTATATAAATTGGAATGTCAAAGTTTTTATTTGATTCTTTTAAAATAGCATCGTATTTTGATTTCTCAAGAATTAATGTATCGTAATGTTTTCGCCTACACTTTAGTTCTATCCTATTTTGTGTTTTAATATCATAGCAATCCCATCTTGATATTGGATTTTTACTATTTACTAATGTTTTGTAATGGTTTTTTGATAGCCATTCAAATAAATCTTTTTCTTTCCAGTTGGTCATATATTGTAAATATAACACATTTGTTAAAAAGTATAATCGTTGTTTATAAACTCTGGCAATTCGTTGTTATTTATTTGGAAGCTGAACGTTTCAAATGGTCTGTTTCTACTTCTTTTGCACTCAACAGTTACCCAACCTTTGTTGGCATTATTTTTCTCTAACTTAATCTGGCTTTCAGCTTTCTTTTCAAGTGCTGAACCTAAATTTCCGCTTGGTTTATCGCTCCCAAAGTTTTGGTGTATAATCGTTGTAATATGACAATTTAATTTACCAGACCATTGCAATAGTTTTTCAGCAACAAGATTGGACATTTCCATATCATTTACGTTATTGCACAAATCGGCACAACCATCAATGACAACTAAACCAATTTTTTCGTTTTCAAATTTATCAAATAAAATATATTCAATAAAATCAATTTTACTTTTCCAACCAAATTCTCGCAATGCATATATATGATAATCTTTATCGTTTTGCAAATCATTCATTACTAATGGTCTTCTTGCTAATTTACTAACGTGAAATTTACCTTGCTCTGTATCAAAATGAATTATCTTTCTTCCTCTTCGATGTCCTTTTATTTTACCACTAAATTTATTTGAACCACTTTGGTAAGCTGATACAAGTAAACTCATAAGAAAGGACTTACCGACTTTTGGAAAAGCTTGTACGAATGAGAAGTTGCCATCACTACCAATAACGATTGGATATTCCGTATATGAACCATCAAAATTTCTGTCTTGATATGTTCCACAACTAATTGCAACTGGCGGATATTTAATAACCTCTTCAACATCAATACTTGCATCTTCTTCAAGTTGCTGCATTAACATTCTTGTTGTTTCCTTATCCTCCTCCGAATTTATTTTGTTCATCATCTATATATTTCTGTATTTTTGTTTTATAAAATTTGCCAAGAATATTATCGTTTAGGAATTTATCACTTTCCAAAACATTTTCTTTGAACTGTAACATAGTTTCGTAGTATGTCATCATTGTTCGATTGTAGCAAATATACATTATTTCTCGGTAACAATCTTCAACACCCCAAATCTTTGTATGTATGTTGCTTCCAGTATATTTTAACCAATTACTTTCAACGTATTGAATGCGCTTTCTTTTATATCCTTTTAACGGAGGTTTAGTACGCTTATTAAGGAGTATCTTTTTACCAATGTACAATTTGTTTGTTTTTAGATTTCGTATCTTATAAACAAACCCAATTGCTTCTAATGGTAAATCAGTTCTACTTGTAATCTCTTTGCCTTTGTATATCCACATAAGTAAAAAAAGGGATGCTATTAACACCCCTTATTTTATTTAATTAAAATGGCAAATCATTTGATACAACCGCTTGTTGTGGTTGTGCTTCTTCTTGTCGCTCTGCTTTTACGCAAGTTCCATCTGTCCAAACAACTTGACCGTTTCCGATATATTTCTTTGGTTCTTTTGCATCTCTTTGCTCTTTGCTTTGAGAATCAAATGCTGAAGCGTTTTGCCCATAGGCATTTGTATCATCGTTCACAGATAATGTAAAGTTGTAATACGTTCCTTTTTTTCCTTTTACAAATTTCTCTTTTGGTAAATTGTCAAGGTTAATTGATAAATTGATTAATGCACTCATAATTTTACTTTGGTTTTAATTATTAATATTAGTTGTCAATTGCGTTATCTACTGTTTGTATTATGTGTCTGAACACACTTCTTTCTTGTTCGCCAGTTACATCTACTCCATTAAAAAGTAATCTGTAATGGTCTTTTTTTGTTGGTTTCATTTCAATACTATTCATATGTCTATTTTTTTAATGCGTCTTTTGTATTCTTTGAAATCTTGTATTTGGATTCAACGTTTGCTAAATTACCACCACCTTTTAAATATGCTTTTACTTTTGTAAATTCTGGTGTGTTTTCATTCAACCAAGGTTTATCATCGTTTGTTGCTTTGCTTGTTACTTTGCTTGTTGCTTTTCCGTGTGTGTTTGTTGAATCAGCATCTTTTGTATCATCAATTAAAAATAATCCGTTTAAAGAGTATTTACGAGCATAAGAAGATGAACTACCAAATGATTGTGCGATGTCCATTCCTTTTCTGTTTGGGTCAATTCCAGCTTGTGCTTTAACGTGTACTTGGTTTTCTCCATCAGATATGATTGAAACTGCTTCAACAAATAAGATTCCACCAAGTTCTTTAATTTCGTCTGATACTGTTAAGGTGCAATTGTATTTATTCAAAAGCGGTTTAACTGCTTCCAGAATATCTTCACAACTTCTGTAATTGTACTTACCAAAATTATTTCTTTGGTTCTTTGGTGCTTTTAATTCGGCTTGAATTTTCTGTAATTTTTCCATTATTTTAATTTTAGGTTTATAAATATACTACTTTTTATTGCAAACTTGCTTTTAAATTTAAAAAATTTCTTGTTCCGTATGTTGGAATTTTTAACTGATAGTTAATTTTAACATCTGTTAGGTTTGGGTCTTGCTCCATATGATACTCTATTTGTAGCTTTAATTTATCCCAAGCTGCTTGATTTATCTTTTTATCACTCTGCATTGCTTCCATAGTTCTTTGATTTTTTCTTTTGTGTAGTGTATTCCACTATTTCCGTTTTGACCGATTATTTTCATTCGTTCGTTTGCTTCTTCTTCCCAATCAGAGAAGTCAGCGTGTTCTTTACATTGGCTGCATATATCGGCTTCTAACCATCTATCAGCACCGCAGCAATTTGATTGTTCCATATTATTTTATTTTAGTGTTTCAATTAATCTTAAAGTTTGTTCTTCACTTAATCTTTCAAAACAAAATGTTTCTTCACAAGATAACCAAGATTTAAGTTCTCTTTTTAACTTTGCAAGTTTTTTATTAGTTTTAGTTCTTTGTAATTCTACAAAGCTATGTGTGTGTTTACTCAATATAGCTACTTGATGTGTTTCCCTACCTATACTAACTAAATGGTTTCCTACTGATAATGTTGTGTTTTTTGTAATTGTCATAATATTTGTTTTAGTAATTAATTATATGCAAATCTACAAAGGCATTTTAAATAAAACTGTTAAAGAAATGTTAAAGTTTTGTTAAAGCCAAAAAAAAGGATTCAACATATAGCTGAACCCTTTTAATGATAGTAATCTAAAAACAAAATAAGATGAAAAGAAAAACAGTTAAGATATTTCCTTGTTCAAATATACAAATAAATATGTGTTTAAA